AGGGGCATCGACTGGCACGTACTGGGAGATCTACAAGGGCGCGGCTCTCTAGGAGGGCGTAATGGGATGGCCTACTGCGAGTGAAATTGGGATTATGACTCGGATCACGTTGACCGAAGCTCCAACGGATGTCTTCAAGACATCCTACGGCTTCAACGTATCCGCTATGGTGACGGAAGTTATCGCAGATATAGCCGCTTATTGTCGTCGGCCTTTGGGCTTTGACCAACAGACTTTGACTCAAATCTTCGATGGGGGGCGTTACATGTTGATGGTGTCATGCCCCCCCATCATTTCTGTGACTTCGGTGACGGATAACGATTCAGAAGAAGTATTGGACGCATCAGATGATGACTACTGGGTGTACGACCGCTACGTTAGGCTCCCAAGGCCCTCAGACGTGGTTAGAATCCAGTTGAAGGACAGAACGCCGCAACTATACACAGTGATCTACGTGGGCGGCTACGACGACGACGGGACGCCACTACCGGCAGATATCAAAGAGGTCTGTGCTGAGATGTGTGCGCGAACGTTGCTAAGAGTCGACCAACAGTATCGTGTGTACGACAACGTTGAGGAGTTTGTCGACGGAGAGGCTGAATCGAAGTTTGCCAACAAGGATAAGTTCTTCGCAGATCAGTATGCGAAGCTGGCGAGAAACGGACGAGTAATGACGGTGGTGAGGTAATGGTAGGCGGAAACAAGGAATTTAGCTTTTTCGTGGCGACGACTACGCTGAATGCGGCAAGGGAGAAAGTTGACTCCTACGATGCTGACTCACCTCTTTACGAAGAGATATGGTGCAGGAAGACGCAGCGAGTGCGGCAGGATCGCAAAGAAATTGAGTGGACTGACTATGCACAGCCATTGGTGGAAGAGTTCCTGCTGACTGTACCGGACGACATAACACTAGAGGCGAGAAACTTGGCAAAGCAAGTGGACACAGGACACGACTATTTGATCCTTGGAGTGGAGAACACTTCAGAGATGAATCGGTCGTATCAATGCCCGATTGTGCGAGTAGCTAATGTGACGAAGGTGACAACGTAATGGCACTTCCTAGCAAGGGATATTTCGGCGGCAGCAAGTACAACGTAGGCGGCAGCGTCGTTCAATTTGACGCTACGCCGTTTACTGCTGTTGTGCTGAGCAATCTCAGCAAGAGGCTCGAGGAGTGCGGCAAGGTCTGGGTAGAGAGAGCGGAGGCGAACTTTGTCTTTGTCTATCCCCCTCACTCGATGCCGTGGGATTTTCCTCACCACTCTGGAGATAAAGACTCGATGGTTAATGCAATCGATTGGACAGTGTTCGACAGAGGCGCAGAGATGGTGATGCAGGCTGGGATCATTGACGACAGCTTGCCAGGGAGATTGAACATCTATCCGCACATGTTGGAAACGGGGACTCAATTCATGGCACCGCGCCCATGGATAACGATCACCACTGATGAGGTATGGCTGGACTGGGGAACGATTCTTACAGGGATGGGATCATAATGAACGCAGCATTCTTAGGCCCGTTTACGGTAGCACTGATGGCCGCTGTTGTCGATCCTTTAGTGGCGAGAAATGCTAATCTTCTTGCCCTGGTAGACGACGAGTTCATTCTCAGCGCACGCCCGGGGACAGCGGCTAACGAGATGGTCGTGTTTGACATTCCGTTCGGTGGGAGATCCCCAGCGTATGTGCATGGAGAAGACGGTGATGCAGTAGGTAATTGGTCAAAGTTTCAAGTCACTGGGTTCTCGACGGTGAAGTACACGGCGACACAGATAATGGATGCAATCATTCAAGCAATTGACGGACGAGACATTGTTGTCTCTGATTCCTGGCAACCAGTTAGGTTAATGCAGGTGTTGGCTCCGCACAGTATGCCAGAAGTAGTGGCACAACAGTTGATGCACGGAGTCTTCGCACGGTACGAAGTCCTGTTCTGTTAGGAGGACAATATGGCTCTAAGCCAAGGCAGTAACGCGATATTCGTTTGGGACACAGATCATGTAATCCAAACGAATGCAGACATTACGATGGACGTCTCCAGGGCGACGATCGATGTGACGACTCATGGAAGCGCGAGTTTGCCATTCCGATCGTTCAAGTTGGGACTGGTGGATCCTCAAGACATCACGCTCCCCATCTACTGGGATTATGCTCTACCGGAGATTGCAGAGATGGTATCTGCCCTGTTCTGTGAGACGGAAACAAAGTGTGAATTCGAAGATGCAGCGGGGACAGCCAATCCATTCTTCAACGGCAATTGTCTTGTAACCAAGATCAGCCCGACTGGACGAATGGAAAACGAGATGCAGATCGTGAATGTAACGTTCCGCGTCACTGGCGTACCCACGGAAATTCTTGGCTACAACCCGTAGAGGTAGGTGAACCACGATGGCAATTAAGGCAGGTTATCTGATGGGTTTGTTCCTGTCCGAGAAGGTGATTCTGGACGGAGAAGCGACCGAAGAAGTACATCAGCTTGCAGGCACAGAAGGTGTTAGCGGTCAATTCAGCAATGTCCTGTCTCTTGACTCATGGGATCTTACCGCAGGAGCAGGATCAATCGATTGGGGCGCGAACTACGGATACAACGATCTGTCAGGCGGTTGTGCAATTACGGCAACCGCTGCAACGGATACGTACATGGGGCAGGAGATTACTTACGCAACGGCTCTTGCTGAGACGAAGCAGTTGTCTCTGTCACTGTGGACGAAGTTTGCTACAGGTAAGGCAGCGACTCTGACGGTTACGTTCAAGGATGCTGCAGGCGGAACGATTGGCACACCCGATGTGCTGACAATGGTGGCGAATCAAACAGGTTACGGCAATACGAATTGGGGTTACTGGTCACTGTACCTAACGGCCCCTGTTCTTACGAAGTCGTACACATTCTCGATCGCTCCCACGTCGGCTCAGACGATGTACATCGACAACGTGCGTGCGACATGCCTCTTACAGGTGATAGGCGCCCACGACACCCTCTCAATCGGTCTAGAGGCCGAAGTAGAGGATGTCAGTACGTTCAAGAGCCTACAGGACGATAGTGGTTTCAGGCGTTTCTCAACAAGCATCATCAACGCAGGAGAAGTGACGGTTTCGAACTACTGGGGAGTGAAGCAGTGGTGGAACGATTCCACGACATACTCTCCGACTGGGACTTGTCACAACTCAGGTGCTGACGTTGTGCAACACGAACAACGTAGCTACACATCCATTCTTGAAAGCACTGATAAAGAGCCACCGAATGCTACCTACTGGGCGGTGCTCGGAGCGGAAGAGATGTCGTACTCAATGTTGGAAGGTGAGCGAATCTTTGCGATTCTGTTCACAGACGTTGCATCGGCAGATGAACGATTCGAATTCTGGGCATACGTCCCGAAGTCGGGCATTGTTGCCCCTCTTTCTGGCAAGTGCATGAACCCATTCACACTAAAGGTTGACGGCCTGTTAGGGTTCGTTGACAGAGCGAAAGATTAAAGGAGCGACACATGGCTAAGAAGAAAGTAGAGAAGGTTGTAGACGCGGCGGCTTCGATCAGGAAGGCGCAGGATGATTCCCGTGGCCAAGTGATTAAGAAGTCGGCAGCGGCATATAAGAAGGAACTCAAAAACAAGAAATAGCATCGGAGGCAACATGACACATGAACTGAACGCGCAGAATCTAGTACAGGCAATTGAACAGGCTGAGAGTGAGAGCCACGTAAAAGAATTCGAGGTCGGGGGACAGATGCTAACGTTCCCCCGACTTTCTCTTAGAGATCAAGGCAAGTTTGAAATGCGAGTCAGAACTGACGAAGAGAAGAGGACTGGAAAGACTTCTACATTCTCTCTCGGTGGAGCTCGCAACAAAGCATCGTTGACGCTGGCAAATATCATGGCTGGCACACAACGAGACATCGCTGAGATGCGTAAGAAAGCCGGAGACAAGCCACTAGCCGCAACTGACGAAGAAGCTAAGGCAATGGCTAAGAGAATGCAGGAAGACGTGATGGAGAAGTTTGAGCCTTACGCCGATCGCATCTTCGCTGGCTTCAATCGATCACACATGTCCTACGCCATCGCAATGTCGATGGTAGAGCAGTATGGATCCGACATCACTTACACCAAGAAAATAAAAGGCGAGACTGTTCCTATCTCTTGTCAGATTGACGAAGAGTTCGTTGACAAGCTGTTCAGGCCAGAGAGCGGTCGCACCTTCGAGAACGTCTTCTCGTATATCGTCGGACTGGCTGAGAAGCCGAAGAAGACAGAGGCTCAACTTGCAGCAGGGATGGGCGTTGGCGACATCGCCAAAGAGACCATAGGTGATGAAAAAAACTCAGAGAGGGAGCAGGACTCCGAATAGATTTTGAACTGGCGATTCCCGTGCTAATGGCTGTGTACCACAAGTCTGAAACGCAGATCTTAGCATGGGATGATATCCAGTTTGCGTACTTTCTGAGGCACGCACAGGCGTTTGGTAGGTGGCTGTGGAACTTCTTCCCACCGGAAGTAGGAGGGAAAGATGAGAACGAAAGACGAGCAGCAGTGCAAGAACTTCAGGACAAGACGCCGAGCCTTCTGGTCCCGAGTACAGAACAGTTTGAAGACACACGAGCGGAATGTGAATCACACGGAATAATCGGTCCTGTTGGATAAGGGGAGAGCATGGCAGGAGAAGCTGGCAGTCTAGGT